AGATGCTCCTTCAACTTAACCCCGCAATCCCTGTCGTGACACCGAAGGGCAAGGCTCTGGCGCACATCCTGATCGACTACGGCCCGGAGCACGATTTGATCTGGGTGTGCTTTGAGCAAGATGGGTCGTGCTGGGCGTGGCGCAATCAAGAACTGCGCACCGAGAACAACATTACATTTGGGAGAAACAATAATGGAACAGCGAACACCTGAATGGTTCAAGGCCCGCGAAGGTCGGGTCACAGGATCCAGCGTTGGAGCAATCCTTGGCCTGTCGCCGTTCATGGCGCCTGATGATGTTATGCGCCGCATGGTGCGCGAGTATCACAACGAAGAATCAGAGTTCAAGGGCAACGTAGCCACGCAGTGGGGCACGACAAACGAATCCGGCGCTTGCGTTGAGTACGAGATGGAAACAGGCAACACGGTTGAGCTGTGCGGCTTCTACACGCATGAGCATTGGCTGGGCGCCTCGCCTGATGGCTTGATCGGCAGCAATGGATTGGTCGAGTTCAAGTGCCCCTACAGCATGCGCAGGGGCGAGGGCCGGTTCAAGACGGCTCTGGAGCAAATGCATTATTATGCGCAGATGCAGATCCAGCTCTTCATTACCGATCGGGACTTCTGCGACTTCTTTCAGTGGTCACCGCAAAAAACGCAGCTTGAGGTTGTGAGCCGTGACGATCAGTTCTTGAATGAGAATGTGCCAAAGCTTAGGGCGTTCTACGAAGCCTACCTGTTAGAGCGTGACCGCCCAGATCGCCACCTTGCACCAAAGCGCCCCTTGCTGAACGCGCCGCAGATCTTGGCCGAGTACGACGACACCGTCGAGGCCATCAAGCTTTACGAAGAACGCAAGAAAGAACTTCTGGCAAAGCTGGTTGAGATGGCGGGCAACAAGGACGCCGCGTTTGGCACACGCAAGCTGACGTTTGTGCAGAAGGCCGGGGCTGTTGGCTATGCAACGATCGTGAAAGAGCATCTGCCGGGCGTTGACGTTGAACCATATCGCGGCAAGCCCTCAGAGTATTGGATGTTGAGCAATGGGAAAGAGAAGTGATCAAACAAGAGGTTAAACAAGTGTCTATACATGATGCCAATGAAATGATGACCCAACATCATTATCTTGGAAAATGCCAAGCTCCTAAAGCATCATGTTTTGCTGCATTTGAAAATGACGTGATGGTAGCGGCAGCAATTTATGCAACTCCTCATGCGCCAAAAATACCGGAAACATACAGAGATCTTAGGCGCTTGGTTGCGTCACCATCAATGCAGGGAACGCTTTCATCTTTTCTTTCAAAAACACTTAAGCATCTTCGGTCAGAAGAATGGGAAGCAGCGATCACATGGGCTGACCAAGCTGCGGGGCATCACGGTGGCATATATCAAGCAACCAACTGGATTTATATTGAACCAACTAGCTACAATTGGAACAGTTCTTATTCTCTGCCAGACGGGTCTGTGAGGGACCATAGATCTGTCTTCAAAGAATTTGGAACAACATCAAAAACAAAAATGAAAGACCTTTGCCCAGACTGGCAACCGTTTCTACCAAAAATGAAATTGCGATATGTTTACCCGATGAAAAAAAACATTGATGAAATTGCGTTTGAACTGAAAGCAAAGATTTCAAAATATCCAAAACCCTTTTCATCAGAGATTAAAAGAGTGGACTATAGGGGGCAAAAAGATGGGAAAGAGAAGTGACCTCAAGCGCAAGCCTATGGATTTCTACAGCACGCCTTACGAGGCTGTGCTGCCATTGCTTGCGCATCTGCCGGTGGACACCACGTTCTGCGAGCCGTGCGCTGGCGAGGGCCATCTTATCCGCCATCTGGAGCGCCACGGTCATAAATGTGTATCGGCGTATGATGCAGATGCAGGATCAGTGTACACGCACCACGATGCTGCGTTCTTGTCGGAGGAAGATGTGGCCGCAGCCACGCATATCATCACAAACCCCCCATGGGCTCGGCCGGTCCTTCACCAGATCATCGAGCGGTGCGCCATACTCAGGCCCACATGGCTACTCTTCGATGCGGACTGGATGCACACAAAGCAAGCCCGGCCATACCTGACCAAGTGCCACACGATCATTTCTGTAGGCCGCGTGAAATGGTTCGGGAATGCGGTTGGCAAAGACAATTGCTGCTGGTACAAGTTTCATAGTCCAACTAACCAAACGAGATTCGTAAATGCTTAGGCCTTACCAACAAGACGCCCACGATGCCATCGTTGCTTGGATCAGGCGCACGACAGAACCATGCATGATCGAGGCGGCCACAGGCGCCGGTAAGAGCCACATCATCGCTGCCTTGGCAGATACAGTGCTTGGCCTGAGCGGCAAGCGGGTGCTCTGTCTGGCGCCATCTAAAGAGCTCGTCGAGCAGAACCACGAGAAATATGTAGCTACAGGTAACAAGGCCTCGATCTTTTCGGCGAGCGTTGGAATGAAGTGCCTTGAGCATCCTGTTGTGTTTGGCACGCCTGTGACGGTGCTGAATAGCATTGAGCGCTTTGGCGACGAGTTTGCGATGGTGATCTTGGACGAGTGCCACAATCTGACGCCCACGTTCTTCAAGATCCTTGCGCACATGCCAAACCCCAACTTGCGGGTCGTGGGCATGTCTGCCACGCCTTACCGGATGAACACCGGCTATGTGTTCAAGCAGTGGCCAAATGGCGGTAAGGCTGGGACCAAGGGCTTCTTCACGCGCTGTGTGTACAGGATCACGGCGAATGATCTGATCGGCACATACCTGACGCGGCCCCTCGTTGGTGCCCAGAACGCAGCCTCCTATGAGACCAAGCACATGCAGCTGAACAGCATGGGCCAGTTCAGCAAGGAGGACATTGATCGGGCGTATTGTGGGCAGGGTCGCAAGACGGCAATGATCATTGCGGACATTGTTGAACAGTCGCGTGATCGCAAGGGTGTGATAATTTTTGCCGCGACTGTAGCGCATGCCTACGAGTGCTTGGAAAGCCTCCCGCCGGAGATGTCGGCGATCGTTACCGGCGAGACGCCCAAGCAGGAGCGGGAAAACATACTGTGGGCGTTCAAGGCGCAAAGGATCAAGTATATCGTGAACGTCTCGGTCCTGACCACTGGATTTGATGCCACGCATGTGGACGTGATTGCCATGTTGCGGGCGACCGAATCAGTCGGCTTGATGCAGCAAATCATCGGCCGTGGGCTGCGCCTGCACGAGGGGAAAGACAATTGCCTTGTGCTGGATTACGCTGAGAACATCGAGCGCCATTGCGAAAGCGGCGACTTGTTCAACCCGACAATCACGGAGAAGCAAGGTGAAGATCCTGAACAAAAAATGGAATGCATGTGCCCACGGTGCGATGTGCGTAATACATTTTCTCCTCGGCCTAATCCAGATCGCTATTTCGTCAACAAGCACGGCTACTTCGTGGATTTGGACGGCATTCCTATCCAAGGCGATTTTGGCCCTATCCCCGCGCACTTTGGGCGCCGCTGTGAGGCAGTTCATCTGGAGGGCAACAAGCTGGATCAGTGCTCTTATCGCTGGACGGCGAAGGTTTGCCCTGCTTGTAAGCACGAGAATGACATTGCTTCTCGTCGATGTGAGGCTTGCAACGAAGAGCTGGTGGACCCGAATGAAAAACTGAGGCTTGAGGCAGAGCGCCGGATCCGAGATCTGAAGCAATGGCGCACTGAGCAAGTCACTGGTTGGAATGCCAAGCCCAGCCTGAGCCGCGCAGGAAATTCAACGATCATGCTGAAAGTTGTCACACCCAATCATTCGTTCCCATGTTGGGTACAATTAGAACCAAAGCACCCACACGCTCGTGCTTTGTTGGCCCTGTACAGCTCACTAGAGGGCGAAGCGCCAAGCACAATCACCTACCGCAAGCTGACAGACTTCTACGAGATCAGGGCGTTCAACAATGAAATTACCGCATGACATACCCGTTTATGGGGACCAAACGTATCGCGGAACGTGCCCGAGCGAGACGCTTGAGCAGGTTACGTTTTTTGCTCGGATCAGGCGAAACTACCCCGACACATGGGGACGCATTGCCCTGCACCCCAGAAACGAAGGAAAGCGAAGTCACTTCCAAGTCGCCCACCAAAAGGCCGAAGGAATGACCAGCGGGGCGTGCGACATCGTGATACCGGGATCGCCATCGTTTGTGTGCGAGCTGAAGCGCCGAGACCATACGCAATCGGTCTGGCAGTCTGGACAAGAAGAGTATTTGCGGGTTGCACAAAAACTAGGGAGCTTCGCCTGCGTGGCGTTGGGAGC